GTTTTACCACAGACCGGATGATCCGTGCTACATTCCGGAATTATCCGATACGGTGTACACGAGAAACAGCATCCTGCAGGAGTGCAATCAGCAGGACGATTTGGCAGAGGAAGTTTTCGAGGCACTGGACTGGCAGCACGTAAGTAGCCTGTTGGAAGATTGGCAGAGAAATGGGGAGCTGGACACCTGCAAGGAATGCGGGAAAATGTTTAATTGCTATGGAGTAACGAAGTGTCCGTACTGTGGAGCAAATTACGAAGGAGGCGATGAATAATGGGTTACACCTGGTTGGGAATGCGAAAGCTGACTTGGGAAGAAGTCCTGCAGAGGCACGAGAATGACGAACTGGCCGGATGTTTCAGATTGTACGAAGATAACAGCGAGGCTATGATCGACAGAGGCTACGACTTTACAGGCGACATCCTGGCACACCACAAGAAAGGCGGTGAGTTCGGAGAAGATATTGACACAGTAGACCTGGAACTGGCAGACGGAAAGAAAATAACAGCACCGGCGGTCGTGGATGTATCGGCACTTGGATGTATGGACGAGCTGGAATACGAGCTGTGGCACGTGATCGAGGACTATATGGTTCAGTTCGGCATCAGAACACAGGACGACGAACCGGACTGGGCGACAGTCAAGGCGGTGCAGGAAAGCATTTTGACAGCGTTTACAGACGCAGGCGTGAATTTTAAGTTTCTCAGTGATGAAAAACTCGAAGAAATAGAAAAAGCGATGAAAAAGAAGGAGAGCGAGTCATGGGTGGCAAAGAGAAAGAAAAACAGGTAACGGTAAGTGTAACATTGGAAATCGTACTTACCCAGGAAGATATTGACGACATAATGTGCGGAGCATTGGAGGGTGGCATCACTTATTGGTGTGATGAGGCAAAGGTCGTAGGCGATTATCTTGGAGAATATGGAAGCGAGCAGATCGCAAGAGGCGGTAAGCTGAGACTGCATCTGCCGGAGCCGTTCGACAAAGACAATACAGAGTATTACGAGCTGGACTTAGAGAAATTCAAAAAGGGAGTTGAGCTGTGGGCGATAACACCGGTCGGCTGCAACTGCCTGGAACAGATCGACGGAAAGATCCGGTTCGATACCTGCAATGCGGACGCAATCGTATGCGATGCAATTATCCAGTATGCGTTATTTGGTGATGTGATTTTCGGTTAGGAGGCGAGATTATGGCAGCACTTGCGGTATTGGCATTCCTGATATTCGTAGGTCTGGGAAACAGAAAGTAGGTTAGAGCGATGAGCAAAGGGATTGTTACAGATTATTCGGAGATTTGCTTTATCTGCGGCAGACCATCAGAGGCCGAGCATCATTTGGTGTTCGGCACTGCTGGCAGAGAACTGAGCGAAAAGGATGGATTGAAAGTGCCGGTATGTAATAACTGTCACAATATGGGAGAAATCCTAATGAGAATACACGGAAACCCGATGGCAGAGAGAATGTCAAAGATTATCGGAC